ATAAGCATTCATCGCAAAAAAGAAACCAATACCTTATATACAGTTAACGCACTTAATGAAGTTATCAAAGCAGTGAATAACGGAGTTTTAGACAAAACTTATCAATTGGATTGGACGATATATCAAAATTCATTTATCCTTACGGATGATGAAGGATACCGGGTCATTGACTTAGTTTTCTTCAAGAAAATTGGATGGCGTTGATATTTATTTATATAAAAAACTTAACTAATTACTTTGAATTACCCCATTAATTATTTATATTATAATTAATATTTTATTTTATTAACCACTTAAAGAAAAGGAATTAAACAATGGCCTTGAATTTAGACGCTATCAAAGCGAAACTTAATCAGTTAAACAAATCTGATGACAAAAAACAAAATTTGTGGAAACCTGAAGCAGGTAAAACGCGAGTAAGAATTGTACCTTACGTTCATCGCAAAGACAATCCATTCCTAGAATTGTATTTTCATTATGACATCGGAAAGAAATCCATGTTATCTCCAATTACATTTGGTAATGAAGATCCGATCGTTGAATTTGCTGAAAAGCTAAAGAAAACAGGAGATAAAGAAGATTGGCTAATGGGTCGTAAAATTGAACCTAAAATGCGTACTTATGTTCCCGTTATTATTCGCGGCAAAGAATCAGAAGGAGTTAAATTTTGGGGCTTTGGTAAAACAATTTATACGGAATTGCTTTCAATCATTTCAGATGCTGATTATGGTGACATTACAGATCTAATGAATGGACGTGATATTGACGTAGAATTTACACCAGCAGAAGGCGGAGCATTTCCTAAAACAGCTATTCGTGTTAAGCCGAATACACAACCAGCAACGGATGACAAAGAAATAGCACAAAAAATCATGAATCAACCTGAGATTACTGATTTATTTCCAGAGCCAACTTATCAAGAACTTGAAAAGGCATTGGCAGAGTGGATGAATCCAGAAAATGCAGATTCAGATGTTGATTCAGATGAAGAAGAAGAAACAGCAGCACCAGCAAAAGCTTCTAAACCGGCTGCTACTAAAAAAGTTGATAATGTTGCATCTGCATTCGATGACTTATTCAACAATTAATTAAGGAGTTTTAATGGCAAAGAGTAAAAGTAAACTGGAAATAGAAGATGCTCTAGCATCAACATTGGCAGATAGTATCAACAAGCAATTCAAAGGACAAAATCTTAAAACTGCGTTCTTTTTAGATGGCGATGAAGATTCTCCAAGCAATGTATCAGAATGGGTATCATCTGGTTGCTCAATGCTCGATTTAGCAATTTCAAATCGTGCGTATGGCGGATTTCCGGTTGGGCGTATCACTGAAATTACTGGATTGGAAGCTTCTGGTAAATCATTATTAGCTGCACACACATTAGCAGAAACACAAAAGAAAGGTGGATTGGCTGTTTATATTGACACTGAGTCTGCTACAAGTTCCGAATTCTTGACAGCAATTGGCGTTGATTTAAAAACGATGCTATATGTTCCATTGGAAACAATTGAAGAAATATTTGAAACTATTGAAACAATTGTAGAAGGAGTTCGCAAATCAGATAAAGATCGTTTGGTTACAATCGTAGTGGATTCGATCATGGGTGCATCTACAAAAATTGAAATGTCAGCTGAATATGATAAAGATGGTTATGCAACAAGCAAATCAATCATTTTATCAAAAGCAATGCGAAAAGTTACCAATTGGATTGCAAGAGAGCGAATTTGTCTCATATTTACCAATCAGCTTCGTACCAAAATGGGCGTGTCTTTTGGTGATCAATGGACAACTGCAGGCGGTAAGGCAATTCCATTTCATGCTTCGGTTAGATTGCGACTAAAGAACACAGGAATGATTAAAGCCAAAGTAAATGGCGTTGAACAAGTTGTAGGTAGCAAGACAAATGTGCAAGTAGTTAAAAATCGTATGGGACCACCACATCGCAAAGTAGACTATGAAATCTATTACGATTCCGGAATTGATAATTTCGGTGGCTGGTTGAACATCATGAAGAATTTTGATTTAGTTAAACAATCAGGTGCATGGTATACATTGGAAGATATGGATCATGAAACCGGAGAAACGTTTGGCGAATTAAAATTTCAAAGTAAAGATTTTGTTGAAAAGGTTATTAATAACCCAGAAGCAAAAGATAGGTTATATAAAAGAATATGCGATGCGTATATCTTCAAATATCAAGCCGGAATCGATGGCGGTATTGATGATGTAATTGTCGTAGATGATGTTTATGATGAAGAATAAGTATCAACAATTATTCAAAGAGTTACAACAAGAAAGGAGTTCTAGTCCGTCGAGTGTCAATGATCATCTCATGGTGTTTGACGGATTGAACACTTTTATTCGAAGCTTCGGCGCAACTCCCGCATACAATGAAGATGGCGATCATATTGGCGGCATTACTGGATTTTTATATTCAGTTGGCAAAACCATTCGCGATTTTAAACCAACTCGATGCATTATTGTATTTGATGGACGCGGGGGTTCTGCTCGAAGAAAACGTATCTATGGTGATTACAAAGCAAATAGGGCAAATAAAACTAAATTGCGACGTCACGATCATCATGAATCTACATTGGAACAAGAACAGGAATCGATGCGACATCAATTTTCAAGATTGATATCATATTTAGACAATTTGCCTGTAACCTTTATTTCAATGGATGGTATTGAAGCTGATGATACAATTGCATATATTGCACAAATGTATGAAACGGAATGCAAAAAGATTACCATTGTATCTACGGATAGAGACTTTTATCAATTGGTTGATAATCGAATTCAAGTTTGGTCGCCAATCAAAAAGAAAATGTATAATGTAGATATGGTGCAAGAAGAATTTGGAGTGCACCCTGCCAATATGGTTATTTATAGGTCATTCACAGGAGATGCATCAGATAATATTCCGGGTGTTAATGGAATAGGTCCAAAGACTATATTGAAACTTGTTCCAGAATTAGCTGATGAAACGCCATATACAACGCAACAATTGTTTGACAAAAGTGCGGCATCACTTAAAGAATCTAAATCATATCAAAAGATTTTAGATAGCAGTCGCATCATTGAACAAAATTATCAACTAATGAATATCAAGCTCCTCGATATACCAGCACAGACCGCAGCCAAGATTCGAGGTATTATGGAACAACCTATACCAGAATTAAATCGTGCTGAGTTTCAGAGATTATTCTATCAAGATAAGATGTGGTCTATCATGAAAAATTTACCCGATTGGTTAACTAATACTTGGTTGTCTTTAAATGCATTTGCAAAACAGACACATAAATAATTTGAATTTAACATAGTTTTTTATATATTGGTTATATGACCGACAAACTTTCCGAGTATGGTTATGGCTTTCAAGTAAAAGTTATAGCAGCATTATTCACAGACAGAATATTTTTACAGCAAATTGCAGATATAATACAAGCAGAGTATTTTGAATCTGATGCAAATAGTTGGTTATTAGAAATTGTATTGGAACATTTCAAACAATACAAAGCTCCGCCATCAAAAGATGTACTCAAAGTTAAAATAACAGAGATTGAAAATGACATCTTAAAAACTGCAGTATTAGAACAATTGAAAGAAGTATTTCGATATATGGAATCAGATGACCTTTCTTTTGTAAAAGATGAAATTCTTAAATTTTGCAAGAATCAAGAAATTAAAAGAGCCATAATGGATTCGGTTTCGTTGCTCAAAATGGGTAATTATGATGAAATCAAATCTAAAATGGATAGTGCTATGAAAGCTGGTGCTGATACTGATATTGGTTTGGACTATATTAATAATGTAGCTGCACGATACAATGAAGCTGCACGACATACAATTACTACGGGTTGGGATGTTATTGATGATTTAATGGATGGCGGTTTAGCTCCTGGCGAATTAGGAGTAGTAATGGCTCCTGCAGGTATTGGTAAATCTTGGATGCTTATCAATATTGGCGCCAATGCAGTTAAAGCTGGAAAGACTGTTATTCATTATACATTAGAGCTCAATGAAAATTATGTAGGTCAACGATATGATTCCGTATTAACTGGAATAAATGCACAAACACTTAAACATCATCAAGAAACGGTTGAAGAGAAAATGAAATCTTTACGTGGTGAATTGATTGTTAAGTATTTTCCAACCAAATCAGTTGGGGTAATGGCATTAAAGGCGCATATTGAAAAAACTATTATGCAAAACAAAACACCAGATTTAATCATTGTGGATTATGGTGACTTGCTCAAAGTAAACACAAAGAAAGACAAACACGAAGCATTGGAAGATTTATATGAAGAACTTCGCGGTATGGCGGGAGAATATGGAATTCCAGTATGGACTGCATCACAAGCAGGACGTAGTGCATTAGAAGAAGATATTATTGAAGCAGACAAAATTGCATCATCATATGGAAAAGTAATGGTTGCTGACTTTTTGATGTCTTTGTCAAGAAAGATAGAAGATAAAATGTCAGGAACTGGTAGAGGACATGTTATTAAGAATCGTTTTGGTCCAGATGGTATTACATTGCCAAGTAAAATCAATACTAATAATGGACAATTTCAATTCTTTGAACCACAAACAACCCAAGGCAAACAAACTACACAAATCATGAAAACGGGTGAAAATTTAGTTAAGAAAAATTTAGCACAAAAGTTTAAAGATTTAGGCGGAACTTTGGGATAAAATGATATTTATAAGAAAGAATATGGGAAGGATAACTCCTTCCTTTTTTCGTCTAAAAAAATTAAGTTAATAAAATATCTAAGGAAATTACAACAATGGAGATTT